AAAAGTTAAGAAATAAACATTGGGGTGAATGTTTCTGTAATATCAGACCCTTGATCGTCTAACATGTCGAAATACACATTCATACCCCAGTTACCTAGAACTAAAGCGGAGTAAGAGTCTTTTCGAGCTTTGTCAGCGCCTCTCTGCTTGCGGAGGTTAGGAGGTAGATCAAAACTTTGTGTTCCTTGTGGCGAAGTAGTAACTTGAACTAAAGCGCATTGCACTTTTATAAGATCCATCATATCTCTTTGATGCTCAACAAAGTCAATCATCTTAGCTCCTTTGTTTTTCTCTTCAGCGTCTTGATTCCTCAAGAACTTCAAATTTTCAATAGGGATGTTAGCTTTTCTCTGCATATTGTAGTTGTCATCCATAGCAGACCCAGCAAAGTACAATCTTTTATGATCGAATGCTGATTGTAAACTTTCGTTAGCGAAACGAATCCATGTAGAGCTAGGCTTTCTTAAAAACACAAATTTTCTTGACGATTTGTCTATTTGGCTCTTAAGCTTCCTAATACCTTTGGCATAATCTTTAGGATTATCTAAATCAGCTTCTACAGTATCTATTTTTAAATTTAATTTTTTAAATATACCACTCTCCTTACATGCACTCAAAAATTGAACACCACCATTGTAATCGCCAACCACCATTTCGATATTGAAGTGGGTCAACACATAAGCCATGTATCTAATGTGAGTTTGGAGGTTTGAACCAGAAACAGCGTAGCTATGCACTACAACGCCTTTTCTCGTCTCCGGGTGGATCTTTATCAAAAGTATAGCGAAATCGTCTGAGCTTTCACTCTCGGACCAAGAAGGGTCAAATGCGAGGATATATTTGGAGGAGGGATCACCAATTACCTCTACGCATTGCCCTTCACCATCAGGGAGAGTGCATGAAGCCATTTTACTGACTTTGAAATATCCAGAACTATCATCTGTGAATACAGCTCCAAATTCTCGGTCAAACTGAGACTGACTCATTGTTGATTTAGATTGGCTAATCAAATTTTGATCATACAGCTGTGGAGGCGCACAATCATAACTAAAATGCATGATTACTCTATGAGCGCCATCTTGTTTATTCTCATTGATAATTAGAGATTCATATTGTTGATAAAGTTTAAATAAATATTCAAATTTATATGATGCAGAGGACAAACCAATGATTTTGTTATTTGGCCATCGTTTTCTTTGCTCTTCGGTCATTTCACCCTCCGCGATCATTTGAGTTTCTAGATCATAGATTTCTTGACGTTCAGTAGGGTTCTCGACAACAGAAAGGAATGGCATAATCACCTCATTGAAGATCTTCTCAGGCATAAGAAGAAGCTCGTCGATAATCATACGTTGGAAGCGGAAACCACGAAGCTTTTCGCCATCGCCTAGAGGCAAGGCTCTGATACTACTAGAACCTATCTCCATAACCCACTCATCATTCATTTTTGATGTCCTAGTTATGCATTGAGATAAAAACTCAGCCTTCGGGCTTCTAGCGATATCCTCAATCTTCTTAAAGATCATCTTGGACTGACGAAATGATTTAGATATGATTCCTATCTGTACGCCTTGATTCATGATAGCGTCTAGAATTGCAAACACAGCAGTGGAGAATGATTTACTCATACCACGACTCCATATTCCCAAAAAGTAATCCGTCTCCATCATAGACTTAATAGCCATATGCTGAAACGGAAATAGCTTTACACCTGTGAATAACTCACAAGCAAAAGATGGATTATCTCTTAAAAACTTATAAAGTAAAAGCTTAGCCTCTCCTTCTTCGATGTATCCTTCTTTGGAAAGTATCTCTTGGTTTACTTCTTTGAACTTCTTGTACAGGTCTTGATTGCCTTCTATCCAAGCCATTTTTTTCTAATTCTTTTTCCCAAAAATACTGTAAGTCAACGTTCCACAGCTTCTTACCACAGCAGAGGATCTTGGGTATTAACTCCTCACTGCCTTCTCTAGAACCACTAAACACAAATTGACAACAGTCACTAAATTGTGCCTCGATAGATCTCATTCTGCTAAACACAAATCCCATATTGAATTTTTTGTAAGCAGCACTATTTGTTTTATAAATTTGATTATAATCTGCCTCTACAACTATAAATAAGAAACACCCCAAACTTTGGCATCTTTCTATCTCCCTAATAAACCTAGCATAACCATTTGTTACAGTGGCGGCAAAATCTTGGAACGACTTTCTTTCTGCATGAGTATGAGTATAGTTTTTCGGGGGTAGAGTGTAATCACCGAAGTCTAGTTTAAAAACATAAGAATTTTTAAAGTTTAAAGGTTTATTCTCTCTTGTGTCGATCCAAACCTCTTCATTGCTATAATCTTCAAAAAACTCTTTACATATATTCTTTCCATACGCAGGACTCACCCCTATTTGCTCACAGAATGCGTTGTAACCGCCGAACAGCTTTTTTATGATGTCCAACGTAGGCCAATCACCCGTCTTCAGATATAGGCTCGATGGAGCTTGTTTGAGGTTCTTGTTTTCTATTCTTTTTTTGAATTTCTCCAAAATATATTTTTTTACCTCATCTTTGGGCGCTTTCTCAAACCAGAGGTTCATGTTCTTGGTTGTGTTGAAATCTGTAGAGAAGTACTGTTTTGCGTTTTTGAATTCGATAGGTTTTTCAGTTAGCCTGTCGAAACGTGGATAGTGTTTGACATAGTAATCACCAAGAAGCATATCGTGCTTCTTGATGTGCATATGTAGACCACGTTGCGTATCGAACGTCTGACCACACTCTTTACATTCAAATTGCATCGTCCTGACTAATACCTAAGATTCGCGCTTTCCACTCTGCCATACCCTCCATCCGCTCAGCCTCTTCTTTAATTAACTTTTTTTGCATTTCTGCCATGCGAACCATATTCTTTCGCTCCTCCTCTTCTTGAAACATCTGAACGATGGATAAAAATGACGCATTGTTCTTCTGAGACTTTTTCATACGTTCAGCGCGGTCACCTTGAAGCTTCTTCGTTAAATTCTCAATGCGGGTTTCACATTGATGATATTCTTGTGATTTAGCTTTGATGATCTCCGCGAGACGCACGGTCATTTCGGTTTGGTCATCAGCAACGTCAAACATATCGTTGAGTTTGTTTAGGTGAGCAGACACAACTTCTAAGTTAATAACCTCTTTGCAGACGTTAAGGTATAGGTTAATCTCGTCTGCGGTTAAATCAGGCTTGTCCCAACTTAAACGAATAAATTCTTGTTCGAATAACTCTCTGTCTGGCTTGTTAAGATAATTATTGATGATTTTTAAAAATCTACTATTGGATAGATTGATTTGAAGCTTGTCTACACAGATTTGCTTTTGCCTGTTTAGTTTGCGATCATCTAACTCTAATCCTGTAGCATCATTGATTTTCTTTACCACACGACTTGAGCTTTTGGGTGGGACGTAATCATTTACGGCAGCGGAGTCTTGCGATGGAACGAAATCGGGATTGACCTCGTTGATGTGCGCGAGAACCGTTCTCTGCTCATTGCTTAGTGGCTTTACTCTCTTTTCTGGAAATATAAGCTTGGCAATCTCCAACGACGACATTCCTTCCTGAGCTTGCTGGATAATGAATTCTTTTTGGGAATCGTTTAGTTCGATTTTGTCCTGTGGTTTGCGGCGGGTTGTTTTATAATCAATATTATTCTCTATTAAGTATTTTCGAACGGCCCGACCTTCTTTCGTGCGACCATCTAAATCATCATCCCTAAAACATTTTTGGGTGAGTTCATTTAAATTTGTGACTTTATTCACATTGTTTTTTATATACTCTTTTTGATCATCTGTTAAATCCATTACCAATCCCTTCCATCTTTTAAAATTCTTATTGCAATCTTATGAAATTTACACTTGAGATTCTTTACTTGTCTGTAGCCAATCTTACGATTAGTATCAGACAGTTTATACCCCATATACTTTGCCACATCTTCTTCTGTACAATCCTCGAAATATAACATATGATATGCCCCGTATTGTTTCTCTCCAAGTTTTTTTAGCATTTTCTCGTTAAGCTTCTGTGTATCAGCGTCATAATCAAAATATGAATCACACTTAACGTTTATAACATGCTCAGCATCATCCAGACTAGATGCAGTTTTCAATTCTAGTCCAAATTTTTTCTTCTTTGACCATTTGGCATAATCTTTGCACGAAATATCTTGGTTACCACTTATGGTCTTAGCGCATAATTCATCCCGCGCATGTATGCATGTCGAACAAGGCTTGATATAAGATCCATAATGGTTTCTTATAAGATTCCACATCCTATTGGTGATTACACGACTAAGCCACGGTTCCAATGGCCGCGACTGATCCCACATGTGCCACTTTTGGGCGATGTGTGATTTTACCACCTGCTCAACATCTTCGAAGTCAAACCACTTGATAGCATCTAAACGCCACCTTGATCTCTGCTTCTTAACTGCTCGATCTATGATGTCTTGGTAGTCTTCATACTTCTTCTCTTCGGGCATTAAGGTTTAGAAGTGAAATCATTCAGATCGTAAGAGCCTTTCCCTTTATAATCGGGAGGCGTATTCTGACCCGCTAAAGAACCAATGGTGAAAGTTTTAGGCTTTTCGATTTCCACCTGCAACCCCCTTAGTTGTGGAACGAACTCTGCATCAGTTTCGTCATCCGAAACTACAGAAGCTTTGGTTTGATGGGGAACCTCCTCCACCGCAGCTTGAGATTGTTGCGTCCCTCCAAAACTTGCCCCGCATTTAGAACAAAAATTAGGTTTAGCAAAATTATATTCAATCTTAACCCCACAACTATAACAAAATATGTGACTCATCTTACAATTATATGAAAATTAGTAAGTAATTACACTATTTTTCACCTTCTAACTTTTTAATAATGAATTTTAATATCTTACTACGCACAATATCGCTTTCATTAAAGCTAAATGTGTGAATCCCCATATCTTTAGATTCATCATCATTGAATTTTTCGAACATGGGCTTGAATCCACTTTTTCCATTGATATCACTCTGAAAAAAATCACCTCCAATAATAATTTTACTGTCTTCACCTATGCGAGTGATCAAAGTAGTTAATTCTTTTAGCGTAAAATTCTGCGCTTCATCTGCAAAAACTAATTTATTCTGCCAACTCGCTCCACGAAGGAAGTTTATTGGGACCGCTGACACTTTTTCGCGTTGTTTTAAGTAGATCGCGTCCCCAGAAGCGACGATTTCTTCCATTTTGTCATAAAGTGGACACAAAAAAGGATCAAACTTGTCTGCAATGTCCCCGGGTAAGCTACCCAACCCCGTATCAGCGCTTTCAGCGATACTTCGAACATATAAAATATCTTTAGAGAAGTCCTCCTCCAATAATTTTAACATCCCATACAGGGACATGTAGGTCTTTGAGCTTCCCGCAGGACCAGAAACAAAAATAATCTTAGACTCTTCGTTTAGTATAAGGTCTAAAAACTTCTTTTGTTTTGGGCTGAATCTAAAATTTCTTTTATTAAACTTTATTGATCTCTCAAAATCCGCTAGCAACTCAAACGGAACCTCTTTTTCCTTAGCAACCTTTCTTCGGGCCATATGTATATATTACACTTATTTCTATAGAATGACTTCTTTAATGGTGGCTTTTGTTACTAAAGTACCGCCTCCATCAACGGAGTAACCTTCCGTAACTACATGCGCTCCAGAATTTACAATTAAATCAAAATTAGATCCACCACGAATTATCCCAGAACCGCCAACATCTCGTAGACCAACCCCAAAATCACTAGATAATTTACTACCGCTGAAATTAATCAACTGATTCAACCCTGTAGACTGAACGTTTACATCTACCTCTACACCGTCAACAATTTGGCTTGTCGCCTGTTGCGAACCTAAAGTATAAATTGGGGTTCTTGAATATGTTTTATTATAACTAAAATCATTGATAATATCAGAAGCTACCACATTACCTGCACCACTTAATAAACAATTATGACCGTAGACTACATCGTTTGTATCTAGGTGGGTATCTAGTGTATTACCCGTTCCAGCCAAAACTGAATCACTAGGGTCATAACTACTAAATGTTGCATTACCCATAACTGGCTCAAATGGTCTAACCGTCAAACTAAAACTATCAATAAAACAAGAATCATAAGTATTCCCCCCAACTTTTAAGATCATAGCGCTCTGTCCAGTGTTATGAAAACTATCAAATAAAATGTTACTATTTAACATTTCAGTCTGCACCATGAAATCCAAACTTATCTTGCAGTCCATATCGCCATTAAACCTCAACTGATCACCAGCGTCGATATTCGCGCCCAATTGTCTTTTTACTTGATTTTTAGTGGAGAAATCCACTCCAACCTTCGTCGCCAAAAAAGGGTGTTGGGCTAGTGGGACCAACGTGCTAAGAGTAGCTTCCACTGGCATATTCCGATATGTCATACCTTATACTACACGTTTTTGTATATTATATTCGCGGCATATTAATTTATTTTTTTATTCTGGCTTTTCTTGGGCATGCACTTTTCCCCAAAATAACCCCGCTATTTTTTTCCATCCAACGCCTAACTATAATAATTTAATGGTTTAGTTTTTGAGAAAAGACTCCCCCCGCGACTTTGCGCGGTATCGTGTCAAGTGTTTTTTATATTAATCGGGGGGGCTGTATGACAGGTCAAAAAAAAAGCATTTTAGACGTAAAAAAAGCTTTTAATTCGTGCGAATCTGTGCTAAAATACACGCATGGCAACGATATACTTCTCAGGAGGAAAACTTAAGCACGCAGACGAAATCAAGAGTTTCGTCATCATCTCGAAAACCGCTCAAGGTAAAGAGTTTGTTTGGGGCGAGACTGCCGACACTAAAACAGTTGAGAAATTGAACAGTGGTCAACACTGGGCTTTTCCCGAAGGTAAGTTCGTTCGCGTCGAGGAGTTCCAAAACCGTAAGGCTTCGTGGGCTTCCAAGTATGGAGAAAGGCTGGAAGTTCTTTATGGTCGCAACTCCCGCCCCCGTTAAAAAAAGTTTTCTTTTTATGCAAAAAGATCTTGTATCACTTAGAAAAATAAAGTAGAATACCCACATGACCGCAACCGAAGAAGCACTAGCAGCAATGGCCAAAGCAGAAGAAGCATGGGATAAGATGGTAGATAGAACTGTCGAAGTCTCTGGCC